CAGCCACCACCTTGGCCGCGGCGTTCGCCAGCTGCAGCAGGCCCACGCCCACACCGGAGGCTGCCTGCAGCAGGTTCAGCGCCGCGGTGGCGACGTTCTTCAGCGTGCTGGCCAGCAGCGGGCCCTGCTGGCGTGCGTAGTCCATGAACTGCGACAGGCTGCCGCCGACCTTGCCTGTGTCGAAGGTGCGCAGCAGGTGGATCAGACCGTCGTTGGCGCGCTTCAGGGAGCCTGTCGCGAAGTCGGAGAACTTGGCGCTGATCTTGTCGAAGGCGGAGGTGTTCACCCCTCCGGCCACCGTGGTCATGAAGCGGTCCAGCTCGGTGGACGCGCCCTTCACCAGCGGGGTCAGCTTCGGCAGCAGTGCCCCCGCGACCGCCAGGCCCTTGGTGAAAACAGGCATCGTGTTTTTGGCCAGGCCGTCCGACCAGGCCGAGTACTGCTTTTTCAACGCCGACAGGCCGACGGCCGCCGCGCGGGTCGCAGGCGGCATCTTCGCCATCTGCTGCTCGAACGCCACATGCGCGCTGACCGCTGCATCGGACGCCACGCCCGACTTCGCGACGGCGTCCTCGTACTTCGTCTGCGCCTTGCTCGCATCCGACAGGGCGCCGATCTGCGGCACGATCGCCGCACCGAACGCGGCCACCGCCACCGCGGCCGCGCCGGTCTGCGCGACGAGCGGGGCCAGGGCGGCGGCCGCGGGGATCGCCGCGCCGACCATGGCAAGCCGCTTCTCCAGAGTGCTCGCGGAGTCGCCCGCCTTGTCCAGGACGCGGCTCAGCCGGTCCCGGCCCTCCAGCGTGAACGTCAGCCTCGTGTCGGCCATCACTCACCTCCAGCTGCTTGGGCCTGCGCGGCCACGTGTCGTTCGACCCAGGCCACGGCCTGCAAGAACCGGGCACGCGGCAGCGCCTCGAGCTCGGCGGGGCCGATGTGCAGGAGGTGAGCGATCAGAGGCCAGTACTCGTCGAGGAGGTCTCCGATGCGGCGTCCGGAAGGACCGGCGCTTCCGCGGCTGACGGTGCGGCGTTGCCCTGGTCTTTTGGGGCCAGCTCGCCGAACGCCTTGTCCACGTCGGCCGGGTCGTGGGCCATGGTCCGCATGTAGCCGGACATCGTCTCGACGACCTCGTCCGTGGACTCCGGGTTCTTCAGCAGCGCCTCGACCATGTCGAGGATCTCGGCGTACTCAAGCCGGGCCTTGGTGCGGCGCTTCCAGCCGGGCAGGTCGAAGTCGGAGAAGCGCAGCGTGGGCTGCTGCCGCTTGCGGACCACCCACAGCACGGCCCGCATCGCGGTCGGCGCCTGGTGCCGCAGCGCGGTGTCCACGTCGTCCCACTCCAGGCCGGTAGCGGACTCGATGACGGACGACTCGATCGCGGACAGGTCGTCGGTGGAGACCTCGTCGACGGTCCCGTCTTCCCGGCGGTACGAAACGATCACTCGTTGCTCCTGGTTACTCGAGACGACGGCGCACGTCGTCGAGGACACGGGCGGCTTCTCGCTCCATGCGGGGGCGGCCCTTGCGCACGGTGTTGTCCCACCACAGAGGGGTGGCGTTCTGCTGCACCCAGCGGCGCCGGTTGCCGTACACGGGGTGGCGGACGCGGCCCGTGTTGAGGGCGCCCGGCATCTTCCGCAGGTCGGCCGGCAGACGGCCTTTGTCGACCCAGACGCGGGCACCCGGGTTGCCCGACGTGCGGACGCTGATCCGGATCGCGTCGGCGATCGTCGCGCGCAGGGGGCGGGTCGTCGGGGACGGTCCGCCAGGCCGACCACGGCGCCCCTGCGAGCTGATGGTCAGACCGCGGATCGCGGACTGCAGATCGTCCCGCAGGGGTTCGGCGGCGTGTCGCAGGCGGCGCTGCATCGAGGCGCGGATGTTCTCGTGACCGGCAGCCCGCAAGCGGCGCTGGAGTTCGATCAGGCTGCCGGTGTTGGTGATGCGGACGTCGGCAACCATCAGGTCACCTCACAGTGTGATGTCCGTCGAGATGTATTCGATCTTCGGCTGGTTCGTTCCGTCGTACAGGCCGGTGAAATTGAACGTGGGCTTCACGACATCGAATCCATCGACGACCGGGGGGCCCTCGTCGAATCGCACCGCGGGCAGCGTGATGCGGAACGTCTCAAAGAAGGTCGCGGCGATGAGCGGGCCCGTGAACTCCCACACCAGGGACGTCGCACCGTCGGAGGTGTGCAGGTCGTCGAGGACGGTGTCGATGTAGTCCGTCTCCAACGAACCGGTGATCTTCACCTGGTCATTCGAGATGGGCTCTCTCTTCAGCCCGGCCTGCCCCGCGTAGAACCGCTCGACAGCCTGCGGCCGTTCCACCTTGACGCTGACCTTCCGGACTCCGTCCCGCGCCGTCTCCGTGCCGAACGCGCCAGTCTTGACGGCCATCTGCCCGAAGTGGAACGGGGCCATCGCCGGGTACGAGGCCGTCGCCAGCGTCTGCGCCTCGTCGCATGTCTTGCCGTCGAAGTCGAACGCACCGGTGAGCATGCCGCCCACCTCGCACGCGAACTCCGCGCTGGTGACCTTGCAGCCCAGAAAGGTCTTGTCCGTCACCGTGCCCGTCGTGAGCGGCACGCCCTTCTGGACCGTGAGCGACTTGCCCGCCGTATCCGCCAGCGTGTGCGTCTGCAGGTAGGCCGGTCCCGCGCCCTGCTGTACGGGTGTCACCGTGGTGCCCATGAGCGCCTGGAGCAAGAGCCCCATGCCCTTGTTGGTGACCTCCAGGTCGATGGAGCCCTGCACCTCCTGACGCGTCAGCACACGCCGCGACGACAGCGCCATCAGACGCCCCGCCGCGATGCCTGCGCTCTGTGCCGTCGTTTTCTTGAGGGCGAGGCTTTCCTTGGTGAACTCGATGAACTTCGCCGGCGCGACGAACGTGCCGTAGGTCGTCTCGGCGCTGATGCCGAGCTGGGCGCCAAGGCCCGAACCGATCGCCATCAGAGATCAGCTCCCTTCGCAGCGCCGCGCGCCGCCTTCTTCGCCTCGGCCGCGGCCTTCAGGCCGGGCTCCTCGACGGACTCCCAGTTGGTGGTCTGGCAGACGTAGCCCTCGAACCTTTCGTCCGGGACCTCGACGACGGTGTCCGGCTCGACGAGCCGGTCCCCGAGCTCAGGCACGGTGACCGGCTCCGAGCCCACGTAGCGCACACGCGCCATGGCTGTACTCCTTCTGGATGGGGTGGATCAGATACGGGCCTGGCAGGTCACCGTGAAGCCGAGCCCCGCAAGGCTGCCCTCGGCCTGCATCTGGGTCAGGTCGCCCGCTGTCAGGTGCGCCCACAGCACCGTGCCGTTCAGCGTGGGGGCGGTGGGCGCGACGCCGGTTGCGCGTAGCGCTGTCTCGACTTCGCCGACGAGCGCGAACACCTCGTCGCGGCGAGCTTTCATGTCCTTGTCCCCCGCGCGCGCCTCGGCGTAGCAGGTGATGGTGAAGGCCTCGTTACGGGTGCGGGCGCCGGCCGCGTTGAACTCCTGCTGCAGCGACACGGCGGCCTCGCCATCCGGACGCCAACCGACGTACAGGCGCCGCAGCTGGGTGTAGTTCAACGCCTCAGGCCCGTCGACGATGGCGACCTCGGCGAGCGCGGGCGCCGCCCGCAGGATGGCCAGCAGCGCGTCGACGGCGGCAGGAACGCGGGAGGTCATCATGCGAAGCCCTCCAGCTGCCGGTCACCCTGCAGCAGCTGCAGCGCACGGTTCGGAATCGCGTAGCCGAAACCCGGCACTTGCTCGGTCGCCAGGAAGTCATCGCTGCTAGAAGGCCCCCGCGCCGCACCGAAGTTGGTGCGCCACAGATGCTGAAGGATCAACTTCGCCGCCAGCGACACGTTCGCCGGGACCGCGGACCGTCCGGCGGTGTAGGTGACGCGGTACTCGCCCGGCCAGAACGGCAGGACGTCCGAGCGGCGCACGATGCCCGTGTCCGGGTCGATGTCGAGCGCACCGACCTCGATGGGCAGCTGCCACGACTGGATACCGACCACCGACGTCACCGCCAGGACCGGGTGGGTGTGGAGCACGACGGAGTATTGGCCGCCCCGCACGACCTGCTGCACCGTCCGCCGGGCCACGGGGCCAACGAAATACTCGACGCACTGGGTCGTGGCCTCGATGAACTCCCGCAGTTCCTCGTCGTCGCCCGTCGAGGACGCCGGGATGCCCAGCTTGGCCTTGGCCGCCGCAAGGGAGAACAGCAGCGGCGGTGCAGCCTCCCGCACGTCGAGGACGTCCGTGTAGGCGCAGGCCGGGCCGGTGAACACCCAGCGGACCGAGTGCCGTCCGGCCTGCGTGGTGACGTAGTCGAAGGAGTACTGGCCGGTGGCCGTCGGGGGATTGGTCACGGCCGGGATCGCGGTCGTGCCGTCCGGCAGGCCGATGGTCAGTGTGACGCCGACGGCGTTGGTGGCCGTGCCGCCCGCGTCTTTGCAGGTCGCGGTCAACCGCGCGGTGTCGCCGAGATCGAACGGCACAGCTCACCCCTCTCGTCAGCTCTTGCTGGCCCGGGCGCCGCGGCTGGACGCGGTCTGCTTCGGCCGCGAGTCGGCAGCGTTCTCCTTCGCCTGCGGGCCGCCGCGGTGGGCTCCGTCCTCGGCGAGGGCCTCGCGGATGGCGCGGGCCTCTTCAGTGACCTGCCCGGCAACGCCGTCCTGGCCCTGTTCGGCGAGCTCCTTGGCCTGCTCCTCGAGGCCGGCCGCCTGCTCTTCCAGCTCTCCCCGGACGCGGGCGATCTCCGCCCGGACGTCGTCGGCCGCGGCCTTCCGGGT